ATCAATCTTCAGGGGCTAACACACTTTATTACAACAAATTCGATAAGGATATTCATGTATTCCCTAAATTCGAATCTTGGTTAAATCAAGAAGAATATGCAACTACAAACGATATCTTCAATTTACCAACTGATCTACTTTCCAATACAAAACAAGCTCTTCGAGATATTGTAAAAGGAAACAAAATGAAAAATCACGAAGTCAATGTAAATGAATTCCTATTCAAAAAGGTTCTTGTAGGGGATGCTGGGGATAACGTTCCACCGCTTCATACTGTCGTTAAGGAAACAAAACGAGGTCCTATTACTTATAAGGTTACCGATAAACATGTAGGTGAAATTATGAATGCCTTTAAGGAAGATAAAGTATTCATCAATAATTCTCACTTTTTCCACGATGAACATATCGAAAGCATCTGCGAATTAGCTAAGAAATTTATTAAGATCGATCTACCTATCGAGGATATCGTTAAAAAATGGAAAATGAATCGAGACCTAGTCTTCTTACATTCAAATTGTATCCCTGAAGAAGTTAAAGATCGAATGTTCGAATGTATCGAAATTACAAACAACAGACATCTTTCTGCCTCAGAAATTCATCAAATCCTAGACAAAGATCAAATCCTTGCAGGAACAACATACACTAAAGAGAAGAAAACCGAATTCAACGAATCTGGGTTATTCAATTCAATTGGTGTAGAAAAGACAAAACAAGAAGTAAAAATTAATGAGGAGTCTAAAGGTTCTTTCGATGAAGGATTTTGGAACGACTTACTAAAATAATCAATTCAACATGGACGAATTTGCAAAAACAAGATCAGGTATGAAGCTGCTAAACATAGATCTACCTGCAATAGCTAAACAACTTGAGCGTATAGCCGAAGGTTTAGAAAAGAAGAACCAATTAGCTGAAAAGCGATTGGTTCTAGAACATAGAAAATATATGCGAGAAGGTAAACTTCTTAAAGGAAGTCAAATGGATGATATCGATATCGATTCACCAATTTCTGATCAATAATAGAATACTTCTCTATATTTCCTTCATAATATACTTAACAAACTAATTTTATGGAATTATTCGAATTCATGAAGGTCCTGATTACTGACCCTAAAAAATACAATCAACTTAAGACTTCCGAAAAGGGCAGACACTTCTTTATGGTTCAAAGATTTATGTCAATTAAATTTCCTACAACCGCTCAGCAACTTAATCGAGTTGGCATGAATGGATCAGCTGTAATGGATTTATGGCAAAAGATAGCTATTCGATTTAACGGAAGAGTCCCTGGATGGATATATACAAAGACTAATAAAGTCAGTTCTACCGAAACTAAAACATTTAAACCTAATGCAGAAGCTGCAACAGTTTGGATGCAACGAAATGGATTGACTGAAAGGGATTTGAAGGATGCAATCCGTTTCAATCCTGATGAAATGAAGAAAGTAATTTCGTCAATAGAGAAACAAATTAAAATGTATGATTGATGACGAAGAAGATATGATTACAAACGTAGTTGATCCTTTAATTCTTGAAATTTACCTCTACAAGAGTAATTACAAAGATAGGCTTCTCATTTCTGCATTGAAAGAGAAAGCTTATATGGTTCGTATGTCTGATATCGAGGAAAATGATGATTCTTTCTTCGTTAGAGTTGAAGATGTACATTATATCCTTAGAGAAAATTTTAGAAAGGACATTAAACAATTTGAATCTACTCCTGAAAAATCATTAAGTAATTTAGTTACATCAATCTATTTTATCGATTCAATGATTAAATCTTTTGGTATGTTAAAATACTTCAAGGTTAATGTTTCAAAATCCGAAGTTTATACGAGAAAAACAAAAGATGTTATTTCTTTCGAATTTAAAGTTATTCATTCTAGATTACATCTTCCTAGTTTTTGTACCGAAGAATTCCTAGAAAAATGTCAAGATATTTTTAGAAAAGTAGGATTCTATAAAAGAGATAAATTCGATAAATCTCCTTATTTTGAAACTACAGCAATAGAATTCATCGATAAACTCATTCAATATACTCATAATGTGGATGAGGAAGAAGCTGTTTATGTCGATAATATACTCTCTATTCTTGGATCGAAAATAGAAAAGGATAATCCCGTTCTTCTTATCATAGTTGAAGATTGATATATAGAAAAACAAAGATTATATCTAGATGGCTACAAACGATGCTAGAATTGAGGAAATACTATCAGCTTTAGACCAAATAAAGAAGAAGTTACCTAACGGAGAATTAGAGGTTATAAAACAATCTCAACTTAAACTTGGCGAAGACCAAAAAACTATTAAGGAAGATCTTGAATACTTCAAGAAAAGGCTATTCAATCCTGACGATGGAGTGATAGTTCGAATAAACAAAAATACTGATTCAATAGCTAGATTCGAAGAGGCTTTCGATGAAATCCCAGATCTAAGAAACAAATTGGAAAATATTGACAAATGGAAAGAGGGTGTTAGTAAAGCTCTATGGATCGTCTACACTTCAATAGTTGGAATCATTCTATCACTTATCTTTGCTGCCATAAACAAATAGGCAACAAATGAGATACGTATTAAATCTTACAGCAAATAATATCACTTACAAAGAAGGAGATTCTTTGTTAGTTTCGTTTGCAGATCCTTTTTTGTATATTAAATCAATCGACGAAATCTCGTTCGATTTAGTTCCTCTAGATACTTTAGAAAATGGACACGACGTTCAATTGAGATGGTCTTATGATGTGACTCAACTAGATAGAGCTACAGGAAAACCACATATCGTTTGGTCTTCTTGGGTTAATTTCAAGGTTGGTGGAGTTATAAATCCAAATCTAGAACAAATATATTCGGAAATTCTTTCGAAATCAGATTCAATAGATATTCAATTTCGATTCGTTAGAAGAGGTCCTGATGTAAGTGCAAGAAGAATCGAAACAATCCTTTTAGAAATAACACATAACCCTGCCCCTGAAGAAATACTAAAAGCCAGTGATTTATTTCCTGTTCAAAGTTCTTGTTCTGGAAGTTCATGTATTACTCCGAATTTTAATAGTGGAGTTTCTCTAAATTGTAATTCAGATACTCTATTTAGACCTTATGATTCAATGGGTCCTGGTATTCAGTTATGGAAAGATCTTTCTTGTGCTGTTTCTGAAATGTTTGGACATTGTGTAAGATATTTCAAAACTCAGGCTAAGCTAGAATCAGCAGATACAATTTTAAAGGAATACTCTTTATATGAAGTAACAGAAGTTAAAGATATAAAGATCATGGTTCCTGATAATGCATTCCCTGATAACGTTATGAGCTTTAACGCTTTCGATATGGATTTTGGTGATGGTATGGAAGTTCATATTGTTAAAGATCATTTCGAAAGAGCTTTCGGTTTTGATGATTTACCAGAACAAAAAGATTACTTGTATTTTCCTCTAATAGATCGTGTTTATGAAGTACATTCTGCTTATCTTTATAAAGATTTTATGCAGGCAGAAGCTTATTATAAAGTGATGCTTTACAAATGGCAAGATAAAGCTAATGTAATGAGAGAAAATCCACAAATTGCTCAATATATTGATGACTTAACAGAGAATTTTGATGAAATTTTACAGCCTGAAAACGATAAAGAATTTATCGATATAACAAAACCGCAACAATATAACACAACTGCGGTTGGTGGGTTCGATAAAGTTAGAACTGATATAAACACAAATCTTAAAATCGAGATATCAGATCTTACAAATTACTTTACAGTTGTAGGTAAGTATTTTTATGATCTAAATTCTCAATTAACATGGGGAGACTTAGCTGTGAAATACAAATTAGCCGTAAATAGAAAATCCACTGAGAATACAGCATTTACGATGTGGTTCAAAACAACTAAGAAAGTTTTTAGTAATATATCTGCTAACACTTCAGATATTCTACTTGAAGGTTATAATGATTTGACTGAAATGGGATATCGATATACACTCAATTATTCTCCTGGAACAACAGCTAATTCAGCTATTACCTCATCTATCACAGCAAAAATAAACGACGAAGTAATAGATTTCCAGATTCCTGTATTGTCTCCTGAAAAATGGTATGGACTAATTATAAATCACGGTAATGAATTCTCTCAATTATCTGTGTTTATATGGGAGATGAAATATAACCAAAACCAACCTCAACAAAATAAGACAACTGACTTAAAATTAATTTATTCACGAGTTTCTTCAATAACACCTTCTGATGTTATAAGTGGAAATAATTTTGAACTTAGAGCAGGAACTTTAGGAATCACTAATGTTCGTATTATGTCCGAACTTATTGAAGAGGAGAAACAAGCCCTATTCTTAAATCAATATGTCGTTAGAGAATCCAGATTTGGATTGACTATTGATAATGCTATACCACCTCTTCGAATGATCAAGGAATACATTCGATAAAGTAGCATATAATAAAAGAAAGAATCACATGGAAGAAGAAAATAAGGAGATAGATCCTGTAAGAAGAAGCATAGATGATTTGCTAAATGACGATCATTTACCTGCTCCAACGTCTTCAGGTTTACCGAGCTTTAATGAACACGAACCGATGGATTATGTTGAAGCAAAAACATCATCTACTAACGATGCTAAGAGGTTAATGAATTCCCTTCTTAAATTCTATTTGTCGAGTGAATTAATTGAGAAGAATGAATACGTTCAGCTAAAAGCTAAAATTGATGTAATGACTTTGTCTAATTTAATCAATCAAATGCAAATTGCTGAACATGCGATAACAACATTAATGAGAACTATCGATTCAGGAGAATTTACTCCTAGAATGTTCGAAGTTCTTGGAGGACTTCAAAAAACCATGTTAGATATTATGAAACATCAAACACTTCATATGATGGCAGCTGAAGAAAACATGAAGAAACTCAAAAGAGATATCGATATATATGCAAACACGGGGGCTATCGAAATAAAAGACGTTAAGACTGTGGGATCTGTAAGTAGAGGAACTAGAAACCTAATGAGAGATATTCAAGCAGAAATAAACGGCGATGAAGAAATTTCTAATGAAGATTTCGATTCAGAAGAACAAACAGAACTATAAAGAATGTTCAAAGTCAAAGAATATAAAGAGGATACGGAAGATAAGATTGTTTGGACTACCGAAAAAGTAGACAAACTTCTTGCTTCTATGGAAGAAGGTTATGCTACAGCTGACCATCCTTTTTATGAAGGAAATCCTGATTATAAAAAAGGAAATATCGTATTTGAATACACGGATTGGGAATATGATGAGCTAAAGAAATGTGCTAGGGATATCATTCATTTTGCTAATCATTATTGTACTGTAATGACAGATGAGGGTTATATGAAGATTCAACTTCGTCCTTATCAAGAAATGGTACTTAGATCATATCAAGAAAATAGATGGAATATATTTTTAGCACCTAGACAGATCGGTAAAACAATTACGTCTTCGATTTTCTTAACCTGGTATCTCCTATTTCACTTTGATAAAAATGTTCTTCTTATGTCGAACAAAGGAGCTACAACGAAAGAGATTATGGATAAAATCAAAGCTATCGTTGAAGGTCTTCCTTTCTTTCTAAAACCAGGAGTTATTAAGAAAGACGTTATGACTATGATGTTTGATAATAAATGTCGAATCATAGGACAAAACACAACAAAAACAGGAGGTATTGGTTTTACGATTCACCTTCTATTCCTGGATGAGTTTGCTCATATTCAAGAGAGCATAAAAAGACCATTCTATGAGAATGTTTATCCTACACTTTCATCATCAAAAATATCTCGTGTAATTATTACAAGTACACCAAATGGATATGATCTATTTCATGATCTATATGAAGGAGCTATAAGTGGAATGAATGAATATAGTGCAATCCGAGTAGATTGGTGGGATGTTCCAGGAAGAGATGAAGCTTGGAAGATGCGAGAGATAGGTAATTTAGGTTCAGAAGAAGCATTCAATCAACAATATGGTTGTCAATTCCTATCATCGTCTTCTTTATTACTTTCATCCGAAGAGCTATTAAAAATTAAGAAAAATGAAATTGATTTTGAATTTCAAGAAGTAGATCCTCTTGATGATCTTTGTATTGATTATTCTGGGTTGAGATGGGATCCTAATTTCGATTTAATTGAAATAGAAAGCAATAAAAATTTCTTTATGATGTCAATTGACTTATCTGAAGGGGTAGGTCGAGATTTTACGATATTCAATATATTCAAAGTTGTTAATATAGAAGACTTTGAAATTAAATCTATCACTTCACCAAGTTCAATCTCGGATTTCTTTGGTATTGAACAAGTTGGAGTTTTTAGATCCAATTTGCATTCCATTGATGACGTTTCCAAGATCTTATATACACTTTGTGTTAATCTTTTCGATCAAGAAAACCTTCGATTAGTAATTGAATATAACACTTACGGATCACATTTAATGAAGAATTTAGTTACTCTATATCCGAATTCAAATGACTTTGATGAAGAAACCATAGTTCGATATTTCCATAGAGTAGGAGCAAGAACAAAAAATCCAGGTCTTAGGATTCAAAAAGATTCTAAAAAACTTTATTGCGAAAAAGTAAAAAAACTTATATCTCAAGGAAGAATAAAATTAAAAGAAAAGAAAACTATACAAGAAGCAGAACTTTTTTCTAGAAATCCAAACGGAACGTATTCAGCTCAAGCTGGAAATGATGACCTAATGATGACTGTTGTAAATAGTTCTTCTTTCTTTGACACTTTAGACTTCGCAGAAATCATTGAAGAATACTACGATTTCATCGATGAAGAAATACAGAAAGAAATGGAAGGAATTCTTGATTTCGATGAAAAGGATCAAGACTCGATGTATGATTTCATATAAAACATTTCAATATGTATTGAGATATATACCATAAAAAAATAGTATAACAAATGGCACTTTCACCAAGTTTACAACAATTCAAATCTTCTGGTGTTTATCGCTTAGAATTTGATAAGAGCCAAATTATCAATATCCCAGCGGAGACTATTCGTCTTATCATTGGATTCTCGAAAAAAGGACCTTTCAATACTCCTATTCTCGTTCAAGATTCAGTGTTTTTTCAATCAGTTTTCGGTGATATCGATACAACACTCGAAAGAAAAGGTTCTTTCTTTCATAGAACAGTACTTACTTGTTTAACAAGAGGTCCGGTTATAGTACTTAATTTACTTAACCTAACAGATGCTGATACTAGTCAGTTCCGATCAATTTCTACGTCTACAACGATTGCGAATTTAGGAGCTACTGCTGCACCTGTTTCTTCTTTCTTTAACACAGATAAATTCTGGTTCACAGATCCTAATGCTTTAGTTGAATACGCTAATGCTGAACAAGTAGGTAACGAAACATTACTTAATCTTGCAAACGTAGGAAGAAAAACTATCTCTGTAGTTACAAAAAAATCAGATATTTTAGGATTTGATATTCTTGCAAAAGATTGGTTCTCTGTAGGACAAATTCCTGAATATATGAACGAAAATGATTATATCAGTGATTATTTAGTTGATCTAATTGTAGTAGAAGGAGATTTCTCTGATTACACTTCTTTATCAATCGATCCAATTTTTGGTCCTTATTTTGATACTACTGGACTTAAAGCTACTTATACAGATGCTTATGGATTTGTAAAAGATGGTTTAGATTCTTTCTTAGCACTACCAAGTGTTAATGTTCTAGGTGTTTATACAGGAGCTTTACTTCCTGAATTCCAAGACAAAAATGGAGCTAATCTTTATATCGAAGATCTAGTTAACCTTGAAACTAATAAAACAGGTCTTCTTTTAGGATTTGATAATGACAGATTAGACGATCAACCTGATGATATTTCAGGAAAATTCATCGATTTAGTTGGTCATGGTATTGAATCGGTAGAACCAAGTACTTTAGATTTCCTTTCTTATTATGGTTCAATCATTGATCAATATGATTATGCTGGATCTACAGGAGCTTTCTCTTTAGTTATTGCTGCTACAGGAGGTCAAACTGGAGCTAATGCTTTATTATCTGCATCAACTGCTGCTTTAGGATATACTGCTTCTGCTGCTGCTTCAACTTTTGATACTATTACAATTTACGGTCCTTCTGCAGGTCCTGTAACTTCAGGAGCTTTTACTTCTGCTTTTGCTTCGGCTGCTGCATTCTCAACATTTAGAACGGATGTCGCTGCTGATCAAACTTTTATAGGAGCTACTACTAACGGAACTAACGTAGGTACTTCTACTGTTAACTATGCAAGAGTAATTTCAGAATCTTATAGCTCAACTGCTGATACTTTAACTCTACAAATTAATAAATTCGTAGGAACAGGAATTACAGGACCTACTAACGGAACAATCAGTTGGTTAAAAATTCTTTCTACTGGTGTTACTACTGGTGGAGGAACAGCTGATCTAGGAATAATCAAATCTATCAATCAAAAATTCGGTGATGGTGCTGATGTATTTGCATTCGTTAATTCTGATCTAT